TAGATGCAGCAAGCTTTGATGCAATGGTTAGAAGAAACCCACGATCCATAATAGGAGTAGTCACAGATGATATGGAACAAGGTGGGTCAATGCATTCTGCACTTAGAGGAACAATATAATGGCTATCTACCCAGATTATTCAACAATACCATGGTCTACACCTGTTCAAATGGATATAATATTCAAGACTATAATAGGAACTTTTGATGAAGAGGGGGAAGAAAATAGAAAACAAAAATGGCTGTATCCTAAAAGAGCTATTACTTTAGCCTATAAAAATATATCACTTTCTAATATGCAAACACTCTGGCAGTTTTATGTAGATAGAGTTGGTAGTTTTGAAGCTTTTAATTTTTTTCTTCCTAAACCAAATGTTGGAAAAGAAAGTTATATAAAGGAATATGTTGGTACTGGTGACGGAAGTACTCGTACATTCAATCTACCAAGTAAAAATGCTACTATAGGTAGAATTCTTTATGTAGATAATGCTGTTTATGGGGAAGGGGCCTTCTATACATTTACCGATAGCGGTGGAGCGGATGGGGCTGATAAAGCTAAATTTTCAACAGCACCTGACATTGGTAGTAGAATAAGTTTTTCATTTACAGGTAGATTAAAGGTTCATTGTAGATTTGCAGAAGACTATATGAGTATGAGTCGTATGCATAGTGCTATGGTTTCAATAGGTATTACTTTAAAAGGATTATTGAACGAATAATGAGAGATATAAATTCAGATGTATTAACTGAGCTTGCATCGTCAGAGTTCAGGCCATTTATACTTCTTACGCTTGAAATAGAAGGAGTAACATACCGATATACTGATTGTGATGTTCCTATTTGTATAAGAGAAAGTTCTTCAAGTCGGAGTTCTTCAAGTCGGAGTTCCTCAAGTAGTAGTATTAGTAGTTCTAGTTCAAAAAGTTCCTCTTCAAGTTCTAAGAGTTCAAGTAGCAGTAGTCAATCTAGTTCTTCAAGTTCCCAAAGTTCTTCAAGTTCAGAAAGCAGCTCTTCTAGTAGTAAAAGCTCTTCTAGCAGTTCTTCAAGTTCCGAAAGTTCTCAAAGTTCTTCAAGTTCATCAGAATCAAGTAGTTCTTCAGAAAGTTCAAGTTCCTCTTCAACATCTTCTTCAAGTTCATCAGTAAGTAGTAGTTCCTCAGAGAGTAGTTCCTCAGAGAGCAGTTCCTCTTCAAGTGCATTTAGTAGTACCTCATCTAGTTCTGATAGTTCTTCAAGCTCTAATAGCAGTTCTAAAAGCTCCTCAAGTATAAGTAGTAGCTCATTCAGTAGTGATTCAAGTAATAGTTCTTCAAGTAGTAGTATTAGTAGTTCTAGTTCTGAAAGTTCAAGTGAGAGTTCTGATAGTAGCAAATCAAGTTCCTCAAGCTCAGTAAGTAGTTCAAAAAGTAGTTCAAGTTCTATAAGCTCTTCACAATCAAGTAGTAGTTCTGGTATTTGGAGTTCCTCAAGTTCTGATAGTTCTTCTTCAAGCTCACAAAGCAGTAGTTCTTCAAGTAAAAGTTCTAAAAGTAGTTCCTCAAGTAGTGAAAGTTCATCAAGCTCTGAAAGTTCTTCAAGTAGTTCTGAAAGTTCAGGAAGTAGTTCACAAAGCTCTAATTCATCAGTAAGTAGTAGTAGAAGTTCTTCTTCAAGTTCACAATCATCGTCAAGTAGTTGTTATTGGGAAGCCTATTGTTGGCAACCAAGACCATTTACTATAGATCCTATAATTTATGATAATGAGAAAATAGTAGATACAGCAAGTATAAAGATAGCTAATGCTGATGATGTACTTACTTCCGCATTTGTAGGTGGTACTCCAAGAGGTAGTTCCTGTAAGATAGAAGCTGTAGTATTAGATTCAGGTTATGATATAATTGGGACATCCGTAATTTTATTTGATGGAGAAATAGATAAATGGAACTTTAAAGAGCCTGACTTACTATTGACTATAACAAGTCTATTCTATAACTGGAAAAGAAAAACATTAAATAAACAAATGACTAATTGTAGGTGGAAAAAATTTAAAGGAATAGAATGCAAATATGCAGGCACTGAAACCTGGTGTGATAGATCATATGCTAGATGCATTACTTTAGCTAATACAGATAATTATGGAGGAGAACGCTATTTAGCAAGTATAGCTGATAAGGTTATTTGGTGGGGTCGAAATCCTAACAGTCCACATGGATGGAGCAGTTCATAATATGAAAAAAATATCATTAACAAATCTTACATCTGAATATCTAAATATACCTTATAAACTTGGAGGGCAAAATAAGCAAGAAGGTTTAGATTGTATTTCGTTTATTCTTAATACTGCAAAGGATATGGGTCTTGATCCTCCAAAGTCTTTTGGCAAATTAAACTTAAATAATTATATGGAACTTTGGCAAAAGGATAAAGTATTAGCTGTTAAGACTATAGCAGAATGGCTTTCAGAATGGTGCAAAAAGATAGAACCAAATTTTGCCTTTGTAGGTGACTATATATTAGTAAGTGATAAAAAAACAAATGAAAAATCAATAGGTCTTCATGCAGGAAGAGAATTTATGGCTGTTTATTTAGAAGGTATAAGACTTTATAAAATGGATAATTTTAATATAATAGGAGCATATAGACCATGCCAGCTGCCCCAGTAGGTGTATCAGCTGCAGTAGCAGCCAGTACCGCTTTTACGGTAACTCCCACTATGATTTTGATGGGCATATCTATCGGTGTTTCTCTAGTCTATAGTCAAATTCAAAAGAAGCAGATGGAAGATACTTTGGGGAAACTTAAAGCATCAGGAACAGAAGTAAAAGCTAATACTCAAACAAATGAAATAGTACTTCCAATAATATATGGTAAGAGAAGAGTAGGTGGTAATGATGTATTTGTAGAAACTAAGGGTAACGATAATAAATGGCTATGGGCAGTACAGAATATAGCTGAAGGAGAATGTAATAGTATAGGTAAAAATAGTAGTGGAATTGAAGAATACTATCTTGATGATAAAATCTATACAGAATATGGTGGAAAAGTAAGATTTTGGTTTTATAGAGGAACTGACGAACAAAGCTATAGTGGAGAATTACATAGTCAATTCTCTGACTGGACAGAAAGAAAAAAGAATGCCTGCTATATAGTATGGCGTCTTACCTATGATGAAGATAAATTTGTATCCTTTCCAAAAAGGAATATAGTCTTAAAAGGTAAAAAAGTATACGATTTTAGAGATGCATCAACAGCATGGTCAAATAATCCAGTACTCTGTCTTTATGACTATTTAACAAATACAAGATACGGATTAGGAGTAAATGCTTCTAAGTTAGATTTAACAAGCTGGATTGCCTCTGCCAATTATTGTGATACTAAAGGCTGGAAACTAAATATTGTATTTAATGGAGAAATGCAGGCTCTAGATATACTTGATACTATTCTACTACATTTTAGAGGCCAGCTTGTATGGTGGGACGATAAATTTTATTTACGATATGCTGATCTTAATTATGAATCTTCTGTAATGACAATAATAGATAAGCATATAGCACAAGATGAAAGTGGTATAGCTCAAGTACAAATAGGAGAACCTAGTCGTATAAATAAACCTGATGGACTTAGGGTTGTTTGGATAGATCCGGATAAAGATTATGAAACAGATAGTCTTTTATTAGGGGAGAGTGATGGTAATATTCAAGAATTACAATTACTAGGTTGTACTAATAGAGACCATGCCAGTCATATAGGTGTATATGAACTTGAAAGAAGAAGACTGGATAAAATAATTAGAGGAGTATTTAGAGACGATTGTTTAAAATTAGAACCACATGATGTAGTAACTTTTTCATCTACTGCTATGGCTATTGAAAATCAATTAATGAGGGTAGTAAGTTCAAATATATTAGCAAATGGAATGATAGAATTAACTTTAATTTATGAAGATTCAACACTTTACGATGATACCTATAATTTAGATGAAGACGAAATATATAAATGTACATTAGCTGATCCATCGGAAGCACCACCTGCTGTAGGAGATATTAGAGTTACAGAAATAAATTATAAAGAAAGACTTAGAAGAAGGACTCGTTTACTTATAGAATTTACTGTTCCACCTGATTATCCCTACTTTGATCATATAGAAGTATGGGTTAATAGAGAAGATTTATGGGTTAATGAAACAGATTATATAGTTGATAATTATGTACAATATAATAAAATCCGCTATCGATGTATAGTTGATCATACAGCAGCGGCAGAACCTGTTGGTAATTTGAATTGGGTAGAAGTTCCTTATGAAATGCTTTTTAATACTAAAGAGGATTTTGAAATAGATCCAGTTGAGGAATTAAAAACTTATTATATTCGATTAAAAACTGTTACTATTTGGGGAACTAAGACAGCAGATACTACTGATTATTCTATAGAACATACTGTAGCTGGATATAATGTAGTCCCTGGAGATTTAGGAGATCTTTATGCAATAGTCAATCAAAATACAGTTTTAATATATGGAATAAAAGTAACTGATAGTGATATTGAATTATACGAATTTAGAATGGGAACTAGTTGGGGATCTGGATTATTTCTTGCTGCTTTAAGAAGTCCAAATCTTGCACTACCCGGATGTAAACCTGGAGAACATACATTCTGGTGTAATACTCTAAGTAATAACGGGCTATATGGAGAAACACCTGTATCAGCAACTGTTAATATGCCTGATCCTCCAAAAGGATGGACTGCTGAAGTACTTGGCCCACCCCCTCCATTACCAAAAGTAACTAATCTAATAACAAATGGGGATATGAATGATAATGCTAATTGGCACGAATATAATACCCCGGCTCTTCACCAGCAATCAGCAGAGCAAGGTCATGATTCAAAGCCTAGTTGGAAATTTACTAGTAATAATGCAGGGGATGGTATAGAATCTGATCCTTTTACCACTGTAGAAGAAAAAACATATAGTGTTAATTTATGGGTTTATCCTACTGTTACTAATACTAATATAGCTATTGCTATTAGTAGTGGGCTAGATGCTACTTGGAGTTATGAGGCAACAAATTTTCCAGACTTAATACCTAATACTTGGAATGAAATAAATTTCACATACACAGAAGGTGTTGGAAAAGGAGGTGCTACAGCTACATTAGTTATACATGATTGGGTAGGTGATATAGGTACTTTTTATGTGGATGATGTATGTATAATAGAAGGTACTTTTAATAGCACTCAATGCTATTTATATAATGGTGACCCCTATATAAGATTAACAAATGGCTCATTAACAGGTACATACCTTTCTCCTATTTTTGATCGTGAAGCAGCAACTGAATATATGGTTTATGAATTAACTGAAGATCTTGATTTAGTAGTAATAGGTACAGGAACAGACTGGAATAGTATTATACCAGAACCTACTACTTGGACAGAAATAGGATTAGATAATAGAACATGGGTACAAATATTCTCATTAACAGAAGCTCCAATAGTAAATATGGTTTTAAAATATGGAGATGTAAGTCCTCCTATTAATGAAGTACCTAAATTTGAAATACTTTCTACAATAGTAACCGCACAATATTATCAATTAAAGATAACAATAACAGATCCCAGTATAAATTTAAATGCATTAGTAAAAGCACCAGAAATAAAATTTTGTTTAGATACATAGGAGTATAGAAAATGACACAAAATTGGACAAATGATAGTTATTATCTCAGTCATGTAGGTCAAACTGATTTAACAAATATGGAAAATAATTTTATGGTTTTAAAAAGTCTTTTTAGTGGTATTGCTGCTCCTATAACTCCTGCTGCATGTCAACCATGGTTTGATACTGCTAAAGACATTTTAAAAGTT